TCAATACCATTGATTCCATTAATTCCGTTTGTGCCATTGATACCATCGAAATAATCTACACCTTTAATTGGAGTGTAACCATCGGCACCATTGGTTCCATTTGTACCCGAAATTCCCTGTATTCCTTGTATTCCTTGAGAACCCTGTGCACCAGTTCCTCCAGTAGATCCGATAGCTCCTTGACTACCGGTAGAACCATTAGTTCCAGTAGTTCCTTGGAAACCAACTCTACCTTGACTCCCTTGACTTCCTACTGCACCTTGACTACCATTTAATCCAGATGCACCTTGAGAACCTGTGAATCCTTGAGATCCTGTAAAACCTGTACTACCTTGTGAACCAATACTACCTTGAGAACCTGTTGAACCAACAGCACCCTGAGCTCCTGTATTTCCTAATAGACCTTGTGTTCCCTGAGAACCTTGAGCACCACTAGTTCCTGTAGATCCAGTTGATCCTTGAGACCCTGTAGTACCTACAGCTCCTTGAGAACCAGTATTTCCAACAGTTCCTTGAAAACCTGTAATACCTTGCATACCTTGAATACCTTGTAAACCCTGAGTTCCTTGAGAACCAGATGTTCCCGTAGTACCTGTTGTACCTTGGGATCCTGTGGTTCCTACACTTCCTTGTGTACCAGTTGCACCCTGAGATCCAGTAGAACCTATACTACCTTGGCTTCCTGTATTCCCAATTGCTCCTTGTGTTCCTATGGCTCCTTGACTACCAGTAGTTCCTATAGAACCCTGAGAACCTGTTGTTCCAACTGAACCTTGAAGTCCTGTTAAACCCTGTAATCCAGTAGTTCCTTGTATGCTTTGAGTACCTTGTATTCCTTGAGTTCCCTGTGTTCCAATTAATCCTTGAGTTCCTGTATTACCTTGTATTCCTTGACTACCAACAAAACCCTGTATACCTTGTGTGCCTGTAGTTCCTTGTGCACCAGTATTACCAGTAAAACCTTGAATACCTTGACTACCTGTAGCACCAGTTGTACCAGTAAATCCTTGGGATCCTGTAGATCCTATTACACCTTGGGATCCTGTAGTACCTTGAGAACCAATATTTCCTGTTGTTCCTTGGTTTCCAGTATTTCCTGTAAAACCTTGTATTCCAATTGATCCTTGAGATCCAGTATTACCTACATTACCTTGTGAACCTTGTAAACCTGTGTTTCCAACAGCACCTTGAGAACCTATATTGCCTTGACTTCCAATAGTACCTTGAGTACCATTACTTCCGGCTGTACCTTGAGAACCTGCATTACCTGTATTTCCTTGAATACCTGTATTGCCTTGTATACCATTTATACCAATTTGTCCTTGTATACCTTGTGTACCCTGAACTCCTATTCCAGTAAATCCTTGTGCACCATTAATACCTTGAAAACCAGTTGTACCTTGGCTACCATTTGCTCCATTACTACCTTGAATTCCTTGTACTCCTTGAATACCAACTCCACCAGTAAATCCTTGTAAACCTTGAAAACCTTGAATACCTTGATATCCTTGGATGCCTATTCCAACAAATCCTTGTATTCCTATAGGTCCTTGAATACCTTGAGATCCTTGATAACCTTGAACACCTATTCCAATAAAACCTTGAATTCCTTGTGGACCATTAAAACCTTGGATTCCCTGGATGCCTTGTATTCCTTGAATTCCTTGAATACCTACATTACCTTGTATACCAGTGGTTCCTTGTACACCTTGTCCTGCAAATGCACCTGAAATACCTTGGACTCCTTGGACTCCTTGTATACCTTGGACACCTATATTTCCTTCATTACAAAGCCAATTAACTATTTCATTTAAACCTTGTGCTACTGAAGTATACTGAGTTATTATTGTAGTTCCTTGGCAAATAATATTTTCTCCAAAATATATAACACAATCTGCATCATATACTTCTGAACAATGTTCAGGATCAGGACATATAAATTGAGGTTCACATGAAATAGGTGTAGTTAACCCATCATTACAAAAAAAATTTTGATTAGGTTGACTTTTGTCCATTTAGGTATTAATATTTTTTAATCTAGTATTAGATAAGAAATCTTTAATGTACTATTTAATGCTGTAGCAGCAGAAGCATTAATTATTTTAATTACAAAACTTCCATTTGCTATAGTATTAGTAACTAATATTGGCATTCCTGTAGTTGTTGAATCTACAGTTAATAATATTTTAGATGCTGTAGTTACTTTACTATTATTTACAGTAAAAGATGTATTAGCAGCACCAGCTAAAATACTAGAAACAGTTGTTATTGTTCCATTATGTGCATTAACTGTAACAGCAGTAGTTATTGAAGTTAACTGAGTTACATTAGCTGTATCATATACAGATTGTAAAGGTGCTGTATTAATAGCTAATGATAGATAACCATCATCTTTACTTGGGTCTTTAGCTCCAATAACTAATAGACTTGGTACATCTGTTGGTAATGTTGCTCTGTAATTACTAGATTTAATCCAGCTAATAAAATTTAAGATATCCATTTTTTTGTTTTTTAAGTATTAATAATATATATATAATATACAAAAATTTATTAATAAAAACAAAAAAATTATAGAAAAGATCCGGCAAAGAAAATTAAAAGAAGAGATGCAACAATAAAATATGAACCAATAACTTCACCTTGATGGTCTAGTTCATAAGCATCTTTAATATTATTGTATATTGGTCCTCTAAAAGAACTTCCTATAATCCATAACAAACATGCTATACTTAAAATAAATAACATTATTAAATAATTCATAAGGTTTCAATTCTACGTTGTAAATATACTAATGCTTTTTCTAAATCTTCTTTATTGTTAAAAGTTTTTTTACCAGCTCTAGCTAAATATTTTATTACATTTCCTAAGTAAAAATCTTTATCTAACTTCCATGCTTCCAACACATTAAAAACTTCATATGTTGAATCTTTTCCACCATAGTATTTAGGACGTGCTTCAAATGGTGGAATATCTTTTCTAAAATCATGAACATAATTTTTATTATATTCAGAATCTAAACTATTTGTAGTTCTTTTATCTATATCTTCTTTAGATAGTTCTTTAGAATTAATTTTATCAGTACTTGTTTTTCCAGAAAAATATGGAAAATCATCTGTTATATTTACCATATTATTGCTATATCCATTTCATTAAACATTAGCTTTACACTACCATCAATGTCAACTTTTTCTGCATTTTCTAATTGTGCAACAGGAATATATACTGAATCTCCAACAGCAATTTCTTCTACTTTATCACCTATGGCATATACAGTTAATCTATTCCATTGTTTCATTGCTTCATACATTAAAGCATCTTTATCTTTTTCAGATAATGTAATTACTGATTCTTTTTTAACAGGAACTTCAATAAGTATTCTTCTTCCTCTTAATGTTTTAAATGGGTTCATATTTATAGTTTTTTAAGTTTTATTTAATTTAAAAATGTTGATAAAAATATAATTTTTTTTGTATTAAATTAATTTATAGGTATTGCTTCATAATTATCATTTCCATCAATGTTAATTTTATTTATAGTATATCCTAAAGATTTAATATACTCCATTAATTCATTGTGCGTGTTTGGTATATTATTCCAATGGTGGCTATTTATATCCCAACATTCAAAAAAAATTATTGGTTTATTTTTTATAATAGTTTTAGTACCACCTTTTATTACATTTAATTCTTGACCCTCTACATCAATTTTTATAAAGTTTACTTTTTTTAATTTTAATGAATCTAAAGTAATCAATTTATATCTATTTAATTTATTGTTATTATCATTTGTTTCAATTAGTTTACAACCACCTATGTTTATTGTTTCTGATAAATACATTGATGTTTTTTTATTTACATTATCAGTAAGTGCTGAATGGTACGGATAAATAATATGCTCCTTATTATTTATAAATATATTTCCACATAATGAATAAAAAGAGGAATTATATGGTTCAAATGAATAAATTTTTCTATTTTTTATAGCTAAAGGAATTGACCATGTTCCAATATTTGCACCAATATCTAAAATTATAGAATTGTCATTTAAAAATGTTTCTGCATATTTTATTAATTCATTTTCCCAATATCCATATTCAAATAAACTATTAGATATTGTATCATTTTCATAACATAAATAAGTATAATGGTCTATACTATTACAAATTATTCTATTTTTAAAACTCATGTTTATAGTTTTAATAATTTAACAACAGACATTTGAGCATTTAGTATTTCTCCAACTGCATGATCAAACAATAAACTTTTAACTGGGGATTGTGTTGACATTGTATAAGTACTTTTTAAAATTTCTGTAATCTCAGAAAATTTTTGTTTTACTTCTAATTCAACACCTTCTGGTAATTCTTCAGTATTTAATCCTACTAAAATATCTCCAAAAGAATAAATTTTTGTTTCTTTAAATATTACTTGATCTTCATTATTTTTATGAGATCCATCACAAAATCCATCAGGGTCTTGAGATTTTCCACATCCACATTTAATTTCATCTGACATAATATATTTGTTTAGTTTTTACAAATATATAAATATTTTATATAAAAACAAATATATTAAAATTATTTTCCTTGACCTCGGTATAATTTTTTATAATTCTTAGA